GCCACCAATTGATGTGCCGGATAGAATTACAAATTGGGTTAATCAAGTTTTGGCGCGCAATGATAACATTCATATGGCCACAGAGCCCGCCTCACCCGTCACCTTGGAGTTCTCCAACGAGGCGTATCAAATGCAATTGGACTTCCAGCAATACGCTAATGTTGATTTGCCAAACCAATTGGAAAAATATGGAATGGGGGAATTATCCGGCCGATCAAACGAGATGGCCATGAAGATCAGCTTGATTTGCGCGCTCGCGCGCGACCCGCTGGAGACTGTGATTGAGGCCGGAGATATGGAATGGGCTATATCATACGTCAAGCAAGCCCTCGAAACCACAGTTGACAGCCTCAAGGTCACCCTTTCACACTCAGGATTTGAGGCAGATAAGAAGGAAATTCTTGCTGATTTGCGTAGTCGTAAAGATAAGGGGATCACGTGGTCGCAGATGCAAAAGACACCACCATACTCAGCGCACAAGCCCAAAGATTTACGCGAGATATTGGACGCCCTTAAGGACGCTGATCTTGCCGGAGATGAAAGCTATAACCCACCGAAGGGAGGGCGACCAACTATATTATGGATAGCATTAAAATAGTATTACCATTTTGCCCAAGCTCTAACACAGCTTACCCTACGATAGTGAGGGGCGGTAAGTCGTTCAGAATTAAATCTGCCAAGCTTAAGGAGTGGATAAGAGATGCGCCTGATCTTGAGGGTATCGAGGTATCTGGCAAGGTGACAATCTCATATATGATTTTCTTCCCCGATAACCGCATTAGAGACGGCCAGAATTATATGAAGGTGCCGCTGGATTATCTGGTCTCTCAGGGAGTTTTGAAGGACGATAATAGAAAATATGTTTGCGGAGAGCAATGGTACGATGGCGGCAATGATAAGGAAAATCCTAGGATTGAGATAACGATAAAGGAAATTGTCTAATGGACAACGGGGAAAGATTTCACAAAGCCTTTGAAAGTGGCATGACTTACTCAGAAATTGGTGTTGAATTTAGATGCCCGAGAAACAGTGTGGCCTCTGCTATTTATTATTATCGCAAAGAAAACGGGATCGTACCAAAATATAGAAAAATGTCGGAAGCCCTAAAGAAGAGCACATTAAAAAAGAAAAGCGGAGTTTTCCGCTTTGACGAAAAACAAAGAAAGATTAGGCAGGACGAATTAAAAAAATGCGATGTCCGAGAGGACGGGGTTATCCTGTGCCCAACGCGAACGTGCGCAGGATTTGGTTTCGACAATAAAGGAGGAATTTTATAATGGAAGAAGAACAAAAACAAGCATACCTATATGGAGCGAAGCAAGGCGCGGAGTATATGAAATCAATCGGTAAGACTGATTTAGCATTGCTCACACCGGACGAAGCTCTTACATTCTCAGAGTGTATGTGTAAAAATTATCACCTTAAATATGTGGAACTCACAAATAAATAAAAAAAGTTAAACAAAATGTTTGACAAAGTGTTTAACAGATGAGATAGTGAAATTAACAGATGAAACGAAAGAATGAAAGATAAGAAAATGTCTAAAAATATTGAAGAAATGATCGAGCAGATCAACAAACTTGACGACGAAATTTTTGCACTACAGCAACCGATAAACCCTAAAATCGCAGAGCTTTCCGCAAAGAAATCTGCAATTAAATCAGAGCTTGATTTAATTATAGCAAAGGACGCAGCCGAAAACCTCAAAAACAATGATTACGGTTGCGGAACATTTAACCTCGAGACTGACAGATATAAAATCAAAACAGTCGTCAGTAAGAAGGTTAAGTGGGATGAGGGCATGTTGCTCGGTATTGAGGAAACCATTAAAGAAGCTGGCCAAAATCCTCGTGATTTTATCAAGCAAAAATTATCCGTATCTGAGACATCCTACAAAACATTCCCAGATAATATTAAAGAGGTATTCGAGCCAGCACGTAGCGTTGAGCCGAGTGCGCCTAAGATAACCATAGAACGAAAGTAAGTTTTAACCAACATATAGTGTGCCTCTTCCTTGGCGGGTAGAATGCATTGGAAAAGGCGGGAAATGACGATTATCCGCTTCCGTCAAGGAAAAGGCACATTATTTAAGAAAGAAAATAAAATGATTAAATTAGATTTTTTAAAATTCAAAGCGTTATCTCATGGCATGTCCACAGACCAGGCGCGATATTATTTAAACGGCATCCATGTTATCGCCAAAGACAACACCCTTATTATGGAAGCAACAAATGGTCATGCGTTAATGCGCATCACGGATGCACAAGGTTATATGCCAGATGTGAACGAGATAATCTCAGCCGACACAGTGAAAATGGTTCTAAAATTATTTTTCAAAACCTCACGCATTTATGCTGATTTTGATAGGAAAATTTTGGATGTTGACGGTCTTGAATATCCCATGGTTCTTATTGATGGAACATTTCCAGACATTGATCGAGTGATACCCGACAATAGAGAGGACAAAATACCAAATGGATTTGGATTTGACCTAGGATATCTGGAGGATTTCTCAAAATCATTGAGAGCGTTCGGCAAAACAAAGGCGTTCGCTAAGCTTGTGTTTGGGGATGATAAAAGTTGTCCGTTAAGAATAGAGGCCGAACACGAGGGCATGGATTATCTTGGCGCTCTAATGCCAACAAAAACTTAGAAAGGAAATGAAATCATGGAAATTACTAATACCAAAGACGTAGCCACACAAAGGAAATCATACTTGATCTTTGGCGCAACAAAGACAGGCAAGACCTTGCTTGCGGCTACATTGCCAGCGGGGAGCATCCTGCTCGTAAACACTGAGAACAATCTGGACAGCCTATATGGTGCAGATATCAATACAGTGAGTTGCCAGTCATATGATGACTTCATTGAGATACTGGATGCCATCAAGAATAAGGAGATAACCCCTGAGTGGCTGTATCTGGACAGCATCAGCGATATTATGCAAAAGATATTCAATGATACCTTCAAGCAATTCTCCGATGGTCGCCAAGCATACAGTGAGTTCGAGCGCCAGTACCATGATATCATTGGTCGCTTCAAATCATTGCCTTGTAATATCATTGCCATTGGTCGTCAGACACAGATCAAGGATGAGATTACAGGAGGGCTGATCTTCGGTGCGGCTCTGCCGTGGGCTAAGCTGCAATCAGACCTGCCGTATAATTTCTCGGCAGTGCTGGCCACAAGAACATCCAAGGGTGAGGATGGCAAGGATTACTACAGCGTCCAATGTCATCCATGCCCTCAGTATCAAGTGGGCGTTCGCACACAATTCGGAAAGCCTAACCCACTATCTAATTTTGAAGAGCCTGATATTGAGGCTATTCATAATAAAATAACACAATAAAACTTTAACCACTAAACCATAGAAAAGGAATAATATTATGGTAGCTCTACCAACACCAGTCGATGTCGAAAAGCAAGCCTACGAGGGGGGCGGCAGTCTCCCCCTAATTAAAGATGGGCAGCACCAATCTGTCGTTATTGCCAGTGAGAAAAAGGACACCAAAAACGGATGGGCTATTGTGTTTAAAATAGTCGTAACTCATGGTGACGATAGCGGTGCTGAGTTCAATGAGTACGCAAATATTGGAAACACTAACGAGAAAGCCGTTAAGGCTGGGTACGGTATGATTGCGAATATTGGCAAGGCTTTGGGATTGTCTGGAATTAATGATAGTTCTGAACTTCACAACAAGCCATTCTTTATTGAAGTAAAGTCTGAAAAGCAAAATGACTGGACAAACAAAGACGGTGAAAAAGTTGAAGGTAAGATGGCGAGTAAGATTAAAAAGTTCTTACCCGTACCAGCGTCAGGTGTTCCTGCATCCTTTTCTCCACCGACAGGAGACACGCCTATAGATACCAAAATAGGAGAGGTTGACACAGGTATTCCTAACGAGGGGACAGCAGCAGCTAACCCCTTCGCAGCTGCCTAGTTTTTTTTACCACTGTCCCTTGGCGACGAGGGGCAGACATAAAGGAAGGATCGGACTATGGACTTATTTTTACAATTTTTTTACCCAACATTGGCTATAATATCTGGGGTTTTGATACCAGTATTCATCTATTTTGTATTTCTTCTCCTAAAGATTTTGGCTGAAAGGGTTTTGCTTGAAAGGGAGCTGTTGCGAGAGAGGGTAGGTGTCAAGAACTTGATGGCTGAGGGATGGTATTTTGAAGAAACAAAACAACCACCTAATCCTCTCTATATAACGCTTGTTTTTAAGAGCCGTAAAACTAGAACAGTTTTGGAATTATCAGCCGAGAAGAAAGATTTAAAATGGTAAAAATACCCCAAAATGGCGACCCCACGCTTGAGGCTATGCTGAAAGCAGTGGAAGATACGCAGCAATTTGAGAATAGAGATTATATTGGCGCGTCCTCCATAGGCGACCCATGCGCACGTAAAATTTGGTATCAATATAATAAATTCCCAAGAAAAAAATCAAGCTCTATCGGGCTTGTCGCAGCAGACAGCGGATATTATGCAGAAGATAAAACAGCAGAACGCTTAAGATTGTTGCCGTTCATCGAGCTTCACACCCACATGGAGAATGGTGAACAATATGGATGGGAGGAAGAGGATGGAAAGATGCAAGGTCACGTGGACGGCCTGATCCGCGGATTACTACAAGCGCCAAAAGCAATACATGTTTGGGAGCACAAAGACAAAGACCATAAAAAGTTTGCAGACTTCCAAAATAAGAAGGCAAAATTTGGTGAGAAAGACACATTAAAGAATTGGGACGAGACATACTATGGTCAAGCTCAAATTAATATGCATTTTATGCGTAAAGAAGGAATGAAGATTGACCGTCACTATATGACCGTATCCTACGCAGGAGCCAGAAAATACGACAGTTGCAGAACTGATTACAATCAGGCGCACGCTGAGCGTTTGGCTGATAAGGCTAGAAAACTATTAGTGGCAACCCAACCACCGCCGAAGATAAGCGAGAAATCTGACTTTTTTCTATGCCGATGGTGCCAGTTTAAGGAGGTGTGCCATGGCTAGATTTGTATCATTACC